ACTCTATACAGTGTGTTTGGTGATGATCTAGTAGTCCCTACTGCATGTGTCGAAGAGTTATTAATAACTCTTCGACACATGCAGTAGGGACTACTAGATCATCACCAAACACACTGTATAGAGTGGAACACTCTATACCAGCAGTGCGTACCTTCCTGATGCTGTATTCTACCATCGCCGCGAAAATAATACACTCTATAGGAAAGCATAAAGCTGATCCCATAGGTGCAAATTTCTGGAGATGGCATGTACTCCCATCGGGCATTCTAGATCGTGTTGATCTAGTTCCGATAAGCCACTTATATAAAGCGGGGGAGTGCTTGAATACCTTCCTAACTAGGTTCCAAGACACAGAATCAGATGCATGTGAGAGATCTATTGTGGCAAATTTGCCATTAATTGAACCCTCTAATGCAAGATACTGATTGTGTGACTGGTCGTCAAGTCGCACTACACATCCTAAATAAGGATGATTACCTATGTACTTGTAAAGCTCTTTCATTACACCCTGTTGGATGTATTGAAGAGAAACAGGTTCCATAGATATAGTGCGTAACTTGGACGCCGTCTTTGGAACAAATATTGTTCGTGATTCACGAACAATAGTGTCCAAAGGCTGAAGGGGATAATACTCTTTATAAGAATCAGGAAAACTAGGATTACGAAGGAGGACTTTCATCACTCCGTCGCAACCTAATCCCTGAAATTTCTCAAAAAGAGTTAAGGGCCCTTCAGCAACCGAACCTGGACCATGGGATGGTTTTAGTGATTCAATCTTAAAATCACGGAACCATACCTGAATGATCTCATCTAAATCAATAGTGAGGTGTTCAGGAATATCCTCCATGGTTGCGAGTTCTAATTCAGTTTCGTAGTATTTCTCCAAAGCTATGCTTTCAAGACCAATGTCCTGAAAACACAACTTACGGGGAAAACGTAGAAACTGAGCTATTATCGCAAGGAAGAACGCCTTTTCTTTTGGATCTGTCTTATCAAAGCACAGATAGATAGCTTTATTGATAGGAGAAAATAACTTCCCGTCAACAAGACTACTGGTCTCATTACAGCATACAGCTTTAAACTGTTGTGCTGTACTTTCTTCACTAATGAAGAAGGCATAGAGATCCCCAAAAAGAGATATCACATAGGAAACATCAAGTACACGGAATGCAGAGGAGAAGTTCCACATTCTATGTACTCGACTTCCTAAAGGGATATCAAGGCGGATCATCAGGTCTTCCATAAGGACTAGCCAACAAGACATACATCGAGAGAGAATCTCTCTATTTATGTCTGATATTGGCTTACCCCCAAGAAGAAGGTGAGCATTAGAACATGCATTATGCATATTCTTCTCAACTCTACTGAGTAGGTTGAGGCGTTCATCATTCATCGTAGCCTCCTTATTGACTACTTACCTGGAGGTAATTTGAAACCTAGAGAATTCTTGTTAGAGCTCTATAGGCTTCAGAGAGCCGCGGATTAATCCCTCAACTCGTGAAACACACGAGTCGGACCCAGTTGCGTAAAGAGATCCAAGAAGTCTTTTGATAATCATAGTGATATCAGAAGCTGCTGGATCAGTACCAAACGGTACCTTTAACACAAGATGGGCCGAATAGGGATAAAGTAAACCCGCGGCGTCATTGCCCATACCAGTCAATTGTATTAGTATTGACGCGCCCTTTGTATTCTGCGTAACTGCAGAAGTACTCTTGGCCGTCAAACCAGTACCCTTGAATATATCGCTTATCTCAGAATAGGCAACACGGATTTGTTCCGGTTGATCCATCGGAGACAAGAGATTGGTAAGAAGAATCTCGGTACCAGTATCACGTATGATCCTCCAATCTGCACCAAAATTAATTGGTGCGGGGGGGAACGCACGTGTAGGGGTAACGGGACTCGTTGCGGTATCGCTCGGAAGAGCGGTAATCCACATGGACATGACATATACCTCCTTTAAGGTAGTCGAATTAGACCGCTTTAAACACGGTCCTCCTAGGTATCGCCTAGGTCGATCTGTGCTTATCCTAATTTAACTATCCCTTTCGTTTAGATAGAAAGATGAGGGTAAGCTCCCACCAGTGTTTTAAAAAGGTGGGTGATGCGGTCTTCCAGGAGGGGGTTGGTAACTGCTTTAAAACAGTCCGTACATAGTATACAATACGAATGTCACCATAAAAAGGACATTCGTTAGTGTACCATGCGGTTGGTGGTACGTTCAAAGAAAATTTCTTGGACGTAACAAGGTTCTTAAGGCGGAGATTAA